GCGTTGCAGGTTATGAGATGAGCGTAACTAAAATCAAAGAGGATGGTATTAAGAAGCGTCAAGAAGCAGAGCAAAAAGCAGCAGACGAACAAAAGGCAAAAGATGACGAAGAGTATGAAAGGTTTATTGCACTTGAAATTGAACTTGATGAGTTTAGAAAGAGACAAGCAGAGGAAAGAAAAAAACGTGAAGATGAGGAATTTGAAGCGTGGTTAGAACAAGAGTTGGCTCGTGCTGAATATGCAGAACAACTTGCACAAGAAGAGATTGAGCGTCAACAAGCCATTCAAGACGCAAAAGAAGCAATCTTCAATGAGGCACAAACTTTAGCAGATGCTATCGTTGGGTTAGCAGGTGAGCAATCGGCAGTAGGTAAAGCAATAGCACTTGCACAAATAGGAGCAGATACGGCAAGAGCGTTGAGTGGTGCTTTAGCAAACGCTAATAGCCCAACTCCTGACAACGTGGCAACTGGTGGTCTTGCAGGAATAGCAAAATACATTGCACTTGCAACTACTATTTTGAGCAACGCAAAGAGGGCATATTCAATCTTAAAAGCACCTGCACCAACAGCAGGAGGAGGTTCTGCACCATCAGTAGCAAGACCAGGTGTGCCACAATTAAACGCACCAAGATTGCAATCGACATTGAACGCTGACAACCAACTATTCTCTGAAAGGAGAGTGTATGTCACAGAGTCAGACATAACCACAACGCAAAAGAAAGTAGCAACCACACAGAAGGTTAGTTTAGTAGAATAAAGCCAATATTTTAAAAACACTATATATAAGAAAATGGAGTTACCCGTTTACAAATTAATCATAAACGAGGAAGATGAAACTGGAGTTGAGTTTGTTTCCCTTGTTACTAACCCTGCCATAGAGAGGGATTTTCAATACTTCAATGAGCAATTCGTTAAGCCTAATGGAGGTGAAGACGAAGGTGAGTTTATAAGCAGATGTATGCAAGTTGTTAAAGGTGAGGGTTACTCCGATGACCAGGCTTTAGCAATCTGTTATAAATATTGGGAAGGTGAGAAATTCGAGTCTTACAACGACTATCCAAAAGCAGCATCACAAAATGCTCAAAGAGGCATCAAACTAAACGAAGCAGTCAACAACGATTGTGCTACTTTAGTAGGTAAGAATAGAGCAAGACAACTTGCAAACGGTGAGCCTATCTCATTAGAGACAATCAAACGAGTTTACTCTTATTTAAGCAGAGCAAAAGAATACTACAACCCGAAAGACACCAAAGCGTGTGGCACTATTTCTTACCTTTTATGGGGTGGTGAAGAAATGCTTCGTTGGTCTGAACGTAAACTTGAGGAGTTAGAGTTAAGGAAGGCAAAGCGTAAGCGTAACAAATACGATGTAGATGTTGCCGAGTTACCTAATTATGTGACGGAAGACTTACCACTATTTGATACTAAAGAAGAGGCAGAAGCATACGCTGATAAAATTGGTTGCAGTGGTTCTCATCAAATGGGTGACAAGTGGATGCCTTGTTCAGCAGACCAGGTTCATTCAACTAAACAATCAATGAGTCATAATTTCGCTATCCAAGATGAGGAGAAAAGGATAATCACTGGTGCTGCAATGTTAGCTGATAAAAAAATCTATCGTTATGACGATGTGAGAGGTGAGTACTACGTTGTGTTTGACCGTGAGACAATCTTTCAAATTGCTAAAAAGTGGGCAAAGTCAGATAGATACGATTCTGTGAATATCCACCACGAGGTTGAGACTAAAGGACTATCCTTGTTTGAGAGTTATATTATCGATAGAGAGCGTGGCATTAACCCACCAAAAGGATATGAAGAGGTTGCCGATGGAAGTTGGTTTCTATCATACATAGTTAACGACGATGCTATTTGGCAGAGAGTAAAGGATGGTGAGTTTAAGGGCTTCTCTGTTGAGGGTTATTTTGACTTTGAACGCAACAAAGAGGATAAGATAATGGATGCTATAATGAGGAAGATGAAGGATATTGTCAAGAAGTGGGATGGTAAAAATTGAGCCAAAAATTAAGCAACACTAATTATAAATAAAATGAATAGTAAAGAAGTAATTCAAGAAATCCGTCACCTTTTATTCGGAGAAGAAGAAGAGGTAAAGATGGAAGAAGCAACCCTTGTTGATGGCACTATCATAACTTGGGACGGAGAGTTAGCCGTTGGCACTCCTATTTTTGTACAAACTGGCGAAGGATTAATTCCTGCTCCTGATGCAACTCACGAAGTTGAGGGTGGTATGTTGGTAACAACTGAAGGTGGTACTGTAACTGAAATTATAGAGCCTTCTGAAGATTCTAAAGATGAGGTAGTTGAAGAGGAGATGAGCGAAGTTGAATTTGCAACACTTGAGTCTTTCAACTCTTTGGTGTCTCGCTTTGAAGAGGCAGTTGAAAGATTGCACGTTTTAGAAGAGAAGTTGAACCACAATGAGGCAGCGTTCTCAACTATGAAAGAGGCTTTCAGTAAGACTGTTGACTTGGTAGAAAAAGTGGCAGACCTTCCAAGTGAAGAACCAACTAAAGCACCTCAAAAGTTGTCAAAGAAAGAGGAGCGTTTCGCAAACATTTTAAACATAGCAAAAACTTTAAAAAAATAAATTATGGCATTTAACGTTACTGGTTTAACCAATTACACAAATGAGCAATCAACCGAGTTGGTTGTTAAGTCACTTTTCGGTGGCAAGACTGCTGCTTTATTACAAGCAGCTGGACAAGTTCAAGTAGGAGTTAAGAGTGCAGAGGCACTTAACATCCTTGATTCTGACGTTTACTTTCAGGCTGATGGTTGTGGATACACTGCGAGTGGTAACACTACATTCTCACAACGTACAATCACAGTAGGAAAGATTAAGGTTGAAGAGACTTTATGTCCTAAAACTTTAGAGGCGAAGTGGATGCAGACTCAAATTGCAGCAGGTTCTCCTGAAGCAGTTCCATTTGAAGAGCAAATCGGAAACGAGAAGTCAAGCAAGATTGCGAAGTTATTAGAAGTAGCAATGTGGCAGGGTGATACTGCAACAAGTAACACTAACCCTAACACTAACAAGTTTGACGGTTTCGTTAAAATCATAGGTGATGCAACTGCGGTTGACGGAAACACTACAAGTGCAACTGCTATCACTACTTCAAATATTGAGGCATTAGTTGACGATATGTATGCAGCAACTCCTGCTGACATTGCAGACGCTGACGATTTAGTATTGTTCGTTGGAATAGACACTTTCAAGAAGTACACTACTGCTTTAAGAGCATCTAATCTTTTCCACTACGCTGCTGATAGCGAAGGAATGGAGATTATGATTCCTGCAACTAACGTTAAGATGGTAGGTGTTGGTGGTCTTAACGGAACTGACAAAATGTACTTAGGACGTATCTCTAACTTCTTTGTAGGCACTGACCTTGCAAACGAAGAGGAAGAGTACAGATTCTGGTATTCTCAAGATAACGACGAGGTTCGCTTCAGAGTTACTTGCAAGTATGGTGTTCAAGTAGCATTCCCTGACCAAATCGTTGAGTTTATCCTTGCGTAAGTCTAACCCTTTAAAAGCATAAGATTATGGCTTGTAATTTAACACAGGGTTTTACTTTAGACTGTAAAGATTCAACTGGAGGCGTTAAATCCATTCATTTAATTGATTGGGTTGCTGACGGCTTTACAGTTGCATCAGGAGAAGTAACTGCTATCGCTGCTACTGGAACAATAACTTCAGGTTCTACATACACCTATGAGTTACCAAAGCAGACTGGTAGCATGACAGTTACTACAAACGTTTCTACCGAAAACGGAACAGTTTTCAACCAAGCGGACATCGTTTTAAGATTACGCAAGTTGTCTACTTCTAAAAGAAATGAGTTGAAGTTATTGGCACAAAACAGAGTGTTCTGTATCGTTAGAGATAACACCGATAATTATTGGTTATGCGGTTACGAACACGGATGTGACGTTACTTCAATGACTGCTGAAACTGGTACTGCATTAGGTGACTTGGTAGGGTACAATATTACTCTATCTGCTATTGAGCAAGAAGCACCTTATTTAGTGCAAAGTGCGGT